CTTGAACGCATCAAGGCAGCAGGGCAAGCGGCAACGTGGGCAAGACAGGCGCTGGCAAGATCAGCGAAAGAATTGGCGGCGAATGTCGCGGAACGGAGGATTGCGGAATGAGTGAATTTTTGTTTTTTTTGTGGTTGGCCGATGTGGTTGATCGGCTGGGTGGTTTGGTTTTTATGTCGTTTTTTGCGGCCGCTGTTTATTGCGTGTTTGCATGGGTTGCGGTTTCGGATTGCGATTTATCTGCCGAAAAGGCGGTCTCGATTGGTCGCAAGCTTGTTTGTTTTGTTTGTGTATTGGGGCTGCTGGCATTTATCGCCCCGTCAAAACAAACGATCTATATTGCGGCGGCGGGCAGTGCGACAAACACGGCACTGCAAACCGAAACCGGAAAAAAACTGGTACAGGCTTTTAACAAAAAAGTCGATGAGTATTTAAAGGATGGTGAAAAATGAGCATTGATATCGAGCGGCTGAACCCCGCCAGCCTGATCAGCGACGCGCAGGCTGAACGGTTGGGCGCACAAAAACAACTCACTCAAGCCGTGTTTGATGGGTTGCCGCCGGAATATCGGTGGGCGGCGGTTGATGCGGATGGTGTCGCATACGCTCAAGATTCGGCGCGTATGCAGTTATTGGGAAATCAATGGTCTGTGCCAAAAAAGCTTAAAAATTTGGGCGCGGGCTACGACGCAACCGACTGGCGAAACAGCAAGATCGAACGTCTATCTGACACCTGTATCGACGAGATGGGTATCGCAAACTTTCAAAAAAAATGCCAGCAAAAAGAAGCCACGGCGCGGGTGAATCGCAAACACTCACACTATTTTAAAGACGTGTCGGGTGTCGATCAGATCGACGTGTATGCGGTTTTGCGGTTGTTTGATGTGACTGATCCATGCTTGCAGCATATCGTTAAAAAAGCGCTGTGTGCGGGCAGGCGGGGCGCGAAAGATTGGGCGAAGGACGTGCAAGAAATTGCGGATACGGCGAACCGGCTGATTGAGTTGGAGGGCGGGAAGTGAGCCTGTCAGCCAAACAACAGCTATCGCGCACGCTTGCCGCCGACTATGACGCATGGCTTGCAGGCCAAAGCGTGCCGAGTGCGCTGTATGCCGCGCCGGTGGTGGCCAAGGATATGCGCGTGTTGGTAGCCGCTCCACGGCCGGTTAAAGTTGCAAAGATCAAGCCGGTCAAGATTCCACGGCCGGTTAAAGTAAAGGTAATCAATCCGCCACGGGTCAAGCCCGCCAAAATAGTACGCCCAAAACCTGCCCCAAAACCGGTCTATCACGATGGCAAACAGGTAGCCGCCCTACTGCTGACAGCTCAGGTGCTGCGCGATGGGGCGATTGATGCGCGCTCACTGCTGCGCTCACTCACAGGCTTTACGGCCATGACCGAAGATAGCGCCCGCCATTTTATCGGGCGTTGGATCAAAAAAGGCGTGCTGATCGAGCATCCTTATTCCGCGTGTCGTGGGGGTGGTCGGGTTATCGCGCTGGCTGAGCATGTATCAACTATTGCGGCGGCCGCTGAATTAACCGGTCACCGTGATGGGTCGGATTTTTTTAGAGATTGGCTGGCATTGATCGGGCAGGACTGGGTTAGAGCGACCCAATTGCCGCACAAGTCGACCTTGCAGGTTTTGGTCAAGACACTCAAGCAGATGGTGGCGCGTGGCCTGCTAGAGTCGAGCTACAGACCCAACAACCGCAATCAAATCGTAATGCACTACAGACTAGCGAGGGCGTAATCATGCAAGTCATGTTTAAAAAACTGAGCGACAACGCGCAGTTACCAACTCGGGCAAAGCAGCACAGCGCAGGCTTCGACATTCACGCGCCTGAGCGGGTCGAGATTCCGGCGGGTCAATCGCACTGGGTCAAGTCAGGCGTAGCAATGGCGATTCCGGACGGATATGTGGGTGTGATTATGGCGCGTAGCAGTCTAGCCAAAAAGTACAGTTTGATTGCCTTGGGCGGCGTTATAGACTCAGATTATCGGGGTGAGGTGCAAATAGGCTTGCACAATCTTGGGTCGGATACGGTCGAGATCAAAGCGGGCGATCGTGTGTGCCAGATGCTAGTTGTACCGTATTGCGGCGAGTCGGCGTTGGTGCATACGCTGCTGGATGACTCGGATCGCGGTGCAAATGGTTTTGGATCCACGGGGCGTTAATCGCCTGATTTTTGGAGAATTGCGTAATGAGTCAAAAACAAAGACTATCAGCGGGCGAGCTTGACGGCTTGCCACAGCACTTGATCGACCAGATCGGACTAGTCAACACCGGCGGGCAGGACGTTTTGCAAGCCCTGCGCGATTTGGGCGGGACGGCGCATATTGACCGCGTGTTAGTCCAACTGTGGAAAAACACGGGCAAAGTAAAGACAAAAAATGCCGTGCAGCAGGTATTAGGACGGCTGCGTAGTCAAGGGTTGGTGGAGCGGGTGGCGAGTTGTGTATTTGCAGAGGTGAGCGATGGATCACATTAAAAACATGCAATTGGCTGAGCGTGCTGCCAGCGATAGCGTCTGTCCTGAGCGCAAAGTGGGGGCGGTTTTGGTGCTGCCGAATGGCGGCTCATTGATGGGCAGCAATCAAGAGGCGTGGGACGATACAAACGGGCATCACGCTGAAGCTTGTCTGCTACAAACCGCCGAATTGATGCGCCTAGATATAACCGGTGCCACCCTCTACACAACGTGCCGGCCATGCGTCCGCTGTACTAACATGCTGAAAGATTGTGGATTAAAAGCGATTTACTACCGAGACAGGCAGCCCGAAATGAATCATTTGATGCTTTTGGGTGACGTGCATTTGGATGGGCGTTGGGTGACGGGGCAGATTGCGGATTCGTGGGCTGAGCGAAACAGAGTAGCGGGATGATGAAAAGAATAAGCGGCGCAAGTTTTGCGAGGGTAAGCCGGGATGACGACACGGACGGTGTGATTGTGGGCGCTTACAACCTAGCGGGTCGGCTGTATTACCAAGATCGGCCACAGTCGCAGCAGTTTTACGCTGCTACCGAACAGGATTTGCAATTGATGGCAACGGATCAAAAGCGGGAATTGTTGGCGGATAACCCGGGGATATATAAAACGGATGGCTGGGAATTGAGGATTTTTCAATGATCACATACACGGCAACACCCACGCAGGCCGCTGAACTCATTGAGACTGGTTACTGTCACATAGACATTCCGCAAACGCACGCACGGCCAGCCGATGGTCAAAACGTCATTGTTTGCGACCGGACGTGCCATGTTGTGAGTGTAGTGGATGACCGGTTTGGTGGGATGATGCGGGTGTATTTGCGGCGGGGTGTTAAATGAGTGCGGGCGAGATGGTATTGGCTAGTCTGTTTTTTATCCTGATTATTTTGGTTTGCGTGTTGACTTGGCGGTCACTTAGCGCATGTTGCGTGGTGGTCGTATGAGAGCCGCACGGATCGACGCCAATCAGCCCGAAATTGTGGCCGCACTGCGCAAGGCGGGATGCACTGTACAGCACTTGCACGGCGTTGGCAAAGGGTGTCCGGATTTGCTTATTGGCCGCGCTGGGGTCAATTATTTGTTAGAAATCAAGGATGGTGGCAAGGCGGCGAGTGACCAACGACTGACGGCGGATCAAGTTGTGTGGCATCGGGAGTGGGGTGGGATTGTGGCTGTGGTCAACTCGGTTGAAGGGGCATTGGCGGCGGTTGGGCTTGCCCGACGAACGGTCATCAATACCGCTTGCACAATAGTCTAAGCGGTATATACTGAGACCATACCGAAGCAAAGGGCGACGGTAAATCCTGAGGGGAATGAAATGTCAAAACTGACGCGTTTTATGAAAGCAGTTCAGAAAGAGGCGGTTGGCAACAACTACATCTATCACAACTGGACAAACCAACGTCCGAATGTGCAAGAAGTCATTGAGTCGTCCCCCGCACCGACCGGTTCAAGCAAGTTTTTTGTTCAAGATAAAACTAAACTTAACAAGGTGGCCGCACGCAAGCTGAAAAAATTCATGGCTAGCATTCGAAATAACATCTAGTAAAAAGACCCGCTCAAGTAGCGGGTTTTTTAATGACCGTTCATCGGCTCACTGTTTACATGTATGCCCAATGGTATATAATAGCATCATAGACAGAGACAAGGGTCTCAGTCAAAACCCAAGGGGACGCAACATGAACACCAAAAAAGTGATTTTCAACTCAGCACACCGCATTGCGAAAGCCGCACACGTTGCGGGCGAATCATACGCTGTGACATTCGGCGCAGCACTGCGCATCGTTTACGCACAAATGAAAATCGAGCGTGTCTCTTGTGTTTGCGCCGGCTTGAACGTACTGAAAGGCTGGACAGGCGATAACGCCGGTTCGCGCTACTACCCAACAAACGATACATCGGGCATCCGCTGCGCAAGCTGGTTTATTAGCGGCGGTGAATTCGTGTTTGTTAGCCTGCGCGGCATGACATACGAAGAAGCTGTTAAAGCAGCAAAATCAATGCTAAACACACAAAAACGCGCAGCACTTGCAGCACGCAAATAAGGGGATCGAAATGGATGCGAATCTAGCAATGCAAATTATCGCGGCAAAAGACAGTGAGCCGCTGCGCAATTATCTGGATTTTTGGGCAGGCCATGCGTGGGCTACGCGCTACTGCAAAGCTCGGCGAATCATGCCGGTGGTATTTTATGCAATCGCTCAGACTGACTGTGAGCGCGACATCAAAGACATCATCGAAGATCCAACACACGCAGAAATCGAAGCGATGAAAGAAGTGGTGATTCGGTTGCGAGCTACGCAACACATAGCTGTGCCGAATGCTGTCAAAAACTGGCTTGCATATGTCGAAAGCAATCGACTCAAGCAAGCTAAACAATTGTTTTCTGATCTGTAAAAGGAGCAACACAATGACCCCAACACAAGCCCTGCAAGCCGTCGCGCTACTCGGCGGCATGAACGCCACAGCCCGTCTTGTGCTTAACGCGCATGGCCAGCCGATTGCGCGGCCAAACCTGAGCAAGGCAATCAATCAGAATTGTGGCGTGCCGGATTGGCTTGCCCAGCAACTTTATAATCTGGTCTGTCGGCATGGCGAAAGCTGTGAGGGCTGGGCCATTGCAGTAGCGGCAGGCGATGCGGTAGACTGAGTTACCGCCCGTCGGTGCGACCCCTTTCCCCGATGCGCGAGTATTCGGGGTTTTTTATGGGTGCGCCAAAAGGCAATAAATTCTGGGAGTTGCGTTCGAGTCACGGGCGCAGCCCTATTTTTCATGACGCGGGTGAGTTGTGGGATGCGGCGTGTGAATATTTTCAATGGGTCGAAGATCATCATTTTGAAGACCAACAATTGTTTGCATTTCAAGGTGATGTGACCCGTGAAACAACATACAAAATGCGCCCGATGACCCTAAACGGTCTGTGTTTGTTTTTGGATATATCGGACGAAACTTGGTCAAACTACTGCAAAAAAGAAGATTTTATTGGCATCACTACACGAATCCGGAAAGTGGTCTATGAGCAAAAGTTTGCCGGTGCGGTGGCTGGCTTTTTTAACGCCAACATTATTGCACGCGATTTAGGATTGGCTGACAAGGCTGACCACACGTCATCCGACGGCTCACACGGCCGCGCTATCAACATCGGCGCTGACACAAAACCGGAGACGCTGGACGCGATTGCAGCGGCGTTTGGTCTCAATGACGATTATCTTAAGTAAGCGCCAGCAAGCGATAAACGACCTGCGCGAACATGCCCGCACGCATCACCGCGACCTATTTACACGCATCCAAAACGCCCAAATATATACCGACTTCAGGCACTTAACCGACCCCGCACACGAGGACTATGGCCGCCGGTTTAACTTCTTCAAAGGTGGCCGTGGTGGCGGTCGCACGACATCAATCAGCCGGTGTCTCGTTGACATTGCCGCTGACCGACCCGTCCGGATTGCGGCCGCCCGATCATTCCAAAACTCAATTGCCGAATCCAATAAACAGTCTATTGAGCAACAAATTCAGGCGCTTGGCCTTGAGCGTCGCTTCAAAGTGACCGAGAAATATATAGAGTCTGACAACGGTTCCGTGTTCTTTTTTTTGGGGCTAGAGCGAAACGTATCATCTAAAAAGTCACTAGAGGGGATTGATTATTTATGGGCTGAGGAGTGCGACGGCCTGAGCTTAAAGACGATTGACACTATAGAGCCGACGATCCGAAAAGATGGATCGATCACAATTTGGTCATGGAATCCGACCGACAAAAACGCGGCCATTGAATTGGCCTGCAAACAATTTGCATACGATACCGCCTACCGGCACACCAACTATTTAGACAACCCGTGGTGTCCACAATCATTGATCAAGTCCGCGCAGGCCTTGCGTGAGCATGACCTAGAGCGCTATCTGCATGTTTATGAGGGGCATTATTGGTCGAGCGGCGAAGCCAGCATATTGGGCAAGCGTATCAAGCAATACACATTCGAAGTCACCGAGGATTACGGCACGCCCCTGATCGGCGTAGACTGGGGGTTTGCTCAAGATCCGACTTGTGTTGTCGAGTGCTACGTTGTTGGTCGTCGGTTGTTTATTCGGCGGGCGGCTGGCAAGGTGAGGTTAGAGTTGCCCGACACGGCCGCATACTTAAAAACTAAAGTACCCGCCATTGCCCAATATGCAAGCCGTGCTGATAGCGCACGGCCTGAAACTATTAGCATGGTCAAGACGCAGTTAAGGTTAATGCAGGCGGCCGCAAAGGGTCAGGGTTCAGTAGAGGACGGCGTAGAATACCTGCGGTCATTTAGTGAGATTGTTATCCACCCCGAGTGTCAAGCCGACACGGCCACCGAGTTAATGGGTTATAGTTACAAAGTAGACCGTAACGGCGACGTGTCTAGCGTTATCGTTGACGCGTCAAACCACTACGCCGACGCGATTAGATACGCGCTAGAGCCACTTTCACGGCGCAAAACATCGGGATGGACGAGCATATGAGTTGGTTTAGCAGATTTACCCGAGCGCCTGAGCCTGAGCGGGTAGCCCCACAGGTTAAGTCAATTTTGATGGGGTCGGCTGATTTTGGATCGGCCAGCGTGGGCGACAAATCGGCGTTTGAATTATTGATGGGGCGGGATGGGGCGGTTAATTACGATCAATGCCCCCCGCTGGCCATTGGCATCAATCGCATCATTCGGGCGCTGTCGGGTCTAGATTTGCATTACTACAGTGGGTCGGACATCGTTGCAAGCCGTGCTGACGTGCTAATCAAAGACTACCAAAACCATCGTGATCTATCTGAGTTGATCCGGTCAATTCAGTGCGCGGGCAAGGGGTATTGTGTGCTGATCGGTAACGCCGACTTCCTACCGTCCAAAATTGCGACGATCCGGCCTGCTGACGTCAGCGAGTTTACAGACCAATACGACAATACATTCCGGCTGCTGATCACGGGCGGCCGGTGGTCAGGGACGTATGAGCAGGTCGAATACGGTGGCGACGTATATCGCACCGCCGACAAACTGCGTACTATCATCATCATACATAACCAAGTCAGCCACGCCCCCCTATCCCCAATCAGTGCGGCAATGAAGACGATCATTGAGGGCTACAACCAAAACTACCGCACCATCAAAAATGGCGGGCGTTTAAATTCGGTGTGGGCGTTTAAAGATACGCTTGATGAGCCTGAGACCGCAGCGCGTCGCCTGCAAGCCAATGCGCGTGTGCAACAGGGCGGAGTGACCGTGACAAGCGGCGGTGATTTAGATATCAAGGAGTATGGGCTGAGCGCCAAAGACATGGACTGGGCAAACCAATTGCACCGGTGCGACATCGAGGTCTACAACCTGTTGGGCGTGCCATTGCCGCTTGTCTCAAACGAGTCAGCGACGTTTAACAACTACGCGACGGCCAGCGCCACGTTTTACGAGCATACGGTTTTGCCCCTTGCCGACTACGTTTTTGGCATCATCGGCGCGTATCTTGCCAAACCTGCCAAAATTCAGGGCGCGTACATGCTGGCCGACCGAGAAAACATTGACGCGCTACAGACCAAACGGCTGGAGCAACTGGAGCTACGCAAAAAAGTCGGGGTCGAGACGGCGAATGAATTGCGGTCATCAATCTATGGGCGTGATGACATCGACGGCGGTGACGTGCTGCTTGTTGATGCACGGCTTGTCCCGATTGACAGTGTGACGGGGTTGGGCATATGAGCATGACCGCGCAGGCTGAATATGATGCACGGACACAGGAAGAAGAAAGTCACGCTGAATTACTCCTGCTGCTGCTGCTGCTACAATCACGCGACGTGTACGGCCAGATTTTACGCGGGGCAAGCGTCGCGCTAGACAATACCCCTATTCGCGCGGCCTTGGTTGATGCTGGCTACGCGGGTGCTAACATCATCGCGGCCAATGCAGTGACACCCGCCGAAGTTGTGATCCTGCTAAAAGAGTCGGGCTATATTGAGACAGCGGCTGACCTAGCCGTAAGTCAAATGGCGCAGACCACGACCAGCCGAATCAACCACGCGCTTGACGAGATTGGCGTGGCGGCCGATGCGGAAAAGGCTAAGGCGGTCAAGGCTGAATTGGATGCAATTGCTGAGATGCGTGCAGGCAATGCGGCGGGGAACATGGTCGTTGACGGGGCTGAGGGTCTCAAAGATGCGTTAGTCAACAACGGCACTAAAACATGGGTTAACATGGGTGACAGGCGCGTCCGGCGTACACACATGAGCGCAGGCGGCCAAACCGTACCGGCTAATGGTTTTTTTAGTGTGGGGGGTGGTATGCTTAGGTTTCCGCGTGACCCCGCTGGGCCAGCAAAAGAGACGATGCGCTGTCGCTGCGTCGCGCGATATAGTCAGGAGTGGTGAGCATGACCGTAGAGTTTAAAAGCCTAGAAGCAAAGGTCGAGGTCAAAGCCACGGCTGATGGTGTTGATTATTTTGAGTTTGAAGGCTACGTCGGTGCATTTGGTAACGTCGATAGCCACGGCGACATATTAGTTAAGGGTGCGGCGGCTGAACAGGTCGGCCAAACCATCCACTTTTTTAAAGATCATTGGACTGAATTCGGCGCGATGGACATCATCGCTGAAGATGATTATGGCATTAAATTCACCGCACGCGCCCCCAAGTCTGACCCCGAAGTGGTCAAGCTGGCCGAGCGCATCAAGGTCGGCGCACCCTACAAATTCAGCATTGGATACCGCGTCAAAAAAAGCGAGCCTATCAATGGCGTGCGGTATCTGCAAAAGATTGAGCTTGTGGAAGGGTCGATTGTGGCCTACGCGAGCAATGATAACGCCATATTGACGGGCATTAAGTCCCGTTTTGGCGATGGTTTTGTGTTGGCAAGTGTTGCACAAAAAGCGGTAAACGATGATCACGCGGCACTTGTCGCATTGGCTAAAGCATTAGGAGTCTAAGCAATGCCAGATATTAATGAGTTAGTGACCAAGGTACAGGGCGGGGTTGCTGAGTTGCAGGCCAAGGCCGAGAAACAGGGCAAGGACAGCGCCGACGTTAAGGCAATGGCTGAAAAGGTCACGACTGACTTGGTCGCAATCAATCAAAAGATGGCGACCCAAGAAGCTGACGCGGCTGAATACAAAAAGCGTGTCGAACACCTTGAGTCGATTGGCCTGCGCGATACCGCTAAGCTGAGCGCCGACGAAATGAAACACGTCGCGCTGGCCGGTTTGCAGCAAGTCATGCGCGAAAATCTGGGCGGAACTGTCCAGACTGAAATTAAAGCGCACGGCGAAAAGATCGAACTGAAGTCGTTTGTTGGTGCTGATTACACTGCGACCGATCCGAGCCGTGGTGGTGTGTTTGTCACCCCACAGATGATCAATGAGATCATCATGCAAGGGATGCGCGAGATCAATCCGATCTTGACCGAAATCACCCTGACCACTCACGCCACGTCCGCCGACGTCAAAATGCTCAAGAAAACCGGTGAGGGTGTTGGCACGTGGGCAGGCGAGATGCAAAACGCGCCGAAGTCCGACAAGCCGAAATGGTCGAGCCTTGACATCCCTATGCACCGCGTCGTTGGCGAAGGCGCTTGCACCATGGAAGTGCTGTCCGGCACAACTGTTGACTTCCGCAACACGATCATGCAAGACATGCTGATCGAGCTGTCCAATGCCTACATTGATGCGTTTACTGCTGGCAGTGGCGATAGCAAACCACAGGGCTGGACGCGTGGTGCATATGATTTGGTCGAGACCGAGAACAGCGGCGTCGCCAAATATAATGACCTGATTTTGATTCAGAACGGTATCCAAGAGCGCTACCGCAACGGGTCGAAGTTTTATCTGACCCGTGAAGTTCTGTCAAAATTCTTGATCGAAAAAGACACAACCGGCGCGTATCTGCAAATGTTCGGGCTTAACGGGATTGGCGGCGTGCCAAGCTTGGCCGGTGTGCCATTCGCGATCATCCCGACCCTTGCCACTGTGCCTGTTGCCGGTGATATCGCGTTGTATTACGGCAACCTGCGTCAAGCATACCGCGCCGTCCAGTGGGGCGGAAGCTTCATGAAGCGCGACGAACTGACCCACTTCAGCCACGGCGTTTTTGAATATGCAATGGCTCGTTTTGCAGGCGGCCGCGTCATTAACACCGAGGCCTTGGTTGGCCTGACCATCAAAGCCTAAGGAGCGCTGACATGACCGTTGCATCTAATCCGTTTGTCGACTCGACTCAGCATCACTATGTGATCCACACCGGTGATCCGATCAAGATTCCGGCGTCCACCCGCTCGATCACCGTGCTTGCACAAATCCCGACCAGCATTCGGGCAATCACGCAAAACCTTGCCGGTACGATCCTGCTCGACACTCCGGTTTTTGCGGTTGACGTACGCTTGCAGCACTACAGCAACACCGGCGCGACAGTCGTTGCAACCGATAGCTTGGCGCTGTCGATCAAGCAAAAAGTTGTTGATGCTAATGCGCTTTTTGCGGTCGGCGTCTACATTGAGCGCATCGACAAAACCGAAAACGATGTTTATCTTGATCTGTTGGGCGTGACCGGTAGCGCTGTCATTTTTGAGTGTGACAACAAGCCTGTGATTCCGGTCGAGTCCTAAGATGCTGGCCTTGCCCGTTATCATCAACGGCGTGGCCTATGCAGCAGGGACGGCGGTTAGCGCCCTGCCTGCTGATCATATCCAGCGGCTAAAAACCGCTGGCATGATCAAAGAGACCAAGCCCAAAAAGCCCGTAATCGAGACTAAATAATGCAAACCGCACAACTGAGCTACGGATTACCCGCATTCGACGTTGTGCTGGATTTGTTGGCTCGTGTTAAATCAGCATTGCGTCTATCAGGTACGAGTGCTGACGTAAAGCTGACGGACTATATCCGTGTCGCGCTTGACATCATCGGGCGCTACACCAATCGAATTCTAGTGCAAACTGAAGTGACCGGCCGCTTTAATCATGCCGCACGCAGTCAGCTATCGTGTCACCCTGCCCTATATTTTCCGGTCGCCCCATTCGGCGCGTTTGTCAGTCTGACATGGCTGGCCGATGAGTCGCTGACCGGATTTGCTACGCCATACCTAGACCAAGGCTTTGTGTTTATGACGCAAGAGCCTGCAAACGCCGACCTTGGCTGGGACGCGTGTTGTACGGTTGACGGGGTGCAAGAGCCATACCCGATCACCGCCGTTGTGACCGCTGGCTACCCGTTGATCAGTGGCGTTTGGTCATGCCCGCCAGCCTTGCAACAGGCCGTGGTGAGCTTGGCAAGCTACTTTTATGAGCATCCATCAGATTGTGGCGAGTGCGGTTGTAGTGCTGGCAGTGCGTCCAATGGTGTGCGTTTGCCGCCGTCGGTCGCTATGTTGATCGGCATGTATGTCATTCGGAGGGCGTTTTGATGGGATGCGTTTACAAAAAGTTTAGTAAAGAGCGTCTATGCGCAAATGACCTGACCCATGAGCTGACACTGTTTGAGCGTGCCATAGCGGGCGACCATCCCGACGATGTAGGGCAGGCCAATAGCGCATGGGCTGAGCTGTTTGTGCTGTGGGCTGCGCATAAGCCGGTGAGTCCATTTCGGCCGGTCGAATCTGTGGTCGTTGGCCGCAAGGTCACTGATGTTTTCTACGTCCGCACCGATGACCTAGACGCAGTCATTGACATAACGCGCCACACAATCCGGCATGAGATGGACAATTACCGGATTGATCAGGTCATGAAGCTATCCGGCGGCCATATCGTCGCACTGTATTGCGAATTGACCGGCGACGTGCAAGAGGGTCTGGCATGAGACGCACGACCCCCATGCCCTTTAGCCAATCTGTTGGTGTTGTTGCCGGTGTTGGCCTGCGCAAAGCGGGCGTATTTTTGCAGCGTCAAACCATCCGCACGCTCACGACCGGCAAGCGCACCGGCCGAATCTACACCATCAATGGCCGCCCACATCAAGCGTCAGCGGCGGGTGAAGCGCCTGCAAAACAGACCGGCCGTCTATCCAAATCTGTCGGGCATAACGTCATGACCAAGCGCCTGACCGTGGGCGAGATTGCCCCATATGCCGGTTATCTGGAGCGCGGAACTAGTCGCATGGCCGCACGCCCCCACTTGCTTGCCACGTTTACGCGTAACCAAAATGCCGTATCTGACATGATCGGCCGTGCTGTGATGAGGGTGTTTTAATGATCACTCCCGATGACGTACTCAGCCACCTATACCAGTGCCTGCCCCTGCTGACTGACCGGTTTACTGAGCAAACGGCCGTCCTGTCCGGATCAATTGATGCCGACCTTTTGACATTGACTGTTGCTGATGGATCTGCGTTTACCGTTGGCCGGTCTTATCCGGTGTCTGACATCGTGATGATCAATCCCGTGGTGAGCATCGTGGGCAGTGCGTCAACCGGCTACACGCTCACGACACAAAACGCGCATGGCCTGACCGTGCCACGGATGCCGCAAGACCAACGGACGTTTGATCTGGATACGGCGTGGACAGACAGTCCAATCACTGGCATACCCGACCGCAATACTATTTTTACGCGCAACGGTGAGCCAAGCGCCCCGACTGCATCCAATTTGCTAGAGCGCACCAATGGCGGATATTTTGAGTTGATCGCCAAGGCAGGCGATGCGCTCACGTTTGCACTGCCTGAAGGTTTTTACTACCCATGCACTTGTACCATATCGCATTTGTCTGCGCGGCTGAATGTCGCGATTGTGCCGGATGCAACGCGAGCGGGGCAGGTCTATACACAAAACCCGTCATCTAAGCTGTGGGCGTTTATCATCATGGGCGACCGCGATAGCATCCCGTCCGATGACCAACAAGCCGGTGTGACGGCAAATGGCAAGCGCAACATTGACAACCTATTGGTCTCGACCCTGTTTAGTATTTTGGTGATTTGGCCGCGTGAATCGGCTCAAGAGTCGGCGCGGGCGCAGATCAATGAAGCCTATGGGTCAGCATACTTGGCGCTGAATTCGGCATTGTTTGGGTCTAAGTTGGGTGGCTCAGTCTATCGGGTGTCACCCGTCGGCAATGGCCTAGCGCAGCTATCCAACACCGCCCACTACGCCCACGCGTACGAATATCAAGCATTGGAAACAATCGACGTTTTAACAGACGGATTGCGTCCAGAGTTGCTATCATTTGATGCCCCTGTCCGGTTTGTGGACGGGGACTTACTCATTGATTGTGGTGAGACAACCCCGCAATCAATCAAATTTGACATAGAGGGCGCATGATGCAAAAACGCTTTAAAAATACGGCGAGTGTGCCGGTGTTGGGGATTGCGCCCGATGCTGAAGCGCTGATTACCGTCGATTCGGATGGGCTGCTGAAAAGCGCCTATGCCCGTGGTTTAGTCAAAGATGGTCATTTGGTGGAGGTTGTACCGACCGCGCCGAAGCCTGCGAAAAAGGAGACAGCGAATGTCAGCAGTTAATCAACCCTATGTGACGGCGTCACTTGTGCCAGATGCGTCTGTTGCATCGCTTGCCCAGCCGCGCGTCTTGATTGTGGGCAGTATCAGCGAGACGGGCGACGGCGTGAAGCGCCCATTTTTTGGCGAAGAAAGTGAGATTGCTTTTTTGCAGGCCGGTACTCAGTCAAGCTACGAGTTGTCCAGCGATGACGCCGTACGCGATCTGATCGGCGTTGGTAGCGTGTTTGAGCGTTACAAAGCGGCAAAGGCTGGCAGTGCGCAGGTTGTGCCAATTGACTTTTTGTTAGTCAACACGTTTACAACAGCGACGACCACAATCACCGTCTCTGAAGTGCTAGGCACGGCGGGCGGCCTGCTGCGTTTGTCGGTTTTTGATGCCAGCCAATTCACCGCATTGATCAACCTAAGCGGCTTGACCACGGCCAGCGAAGTGGCGGACGCAATCAGTAACGCGCTACTCGGGATCCCCGACCTACCGGCCGAAGTTGCGGCATTAGGCGACGTAGTGTCAGTGTCGTGGAAGGACGGTTTTGTGACCGGATCGACACCTATCCACGTCTCTACACCTGCTGGTGGGGCGTTTGCGATTGCTGTGTCTGTAGCATCTCAAGATGCACCGGTGCTGACTAACGTCACTGCTGAATTGCTTGACCTGATCGGCGACACTCGTTACAGCCACATCCTGTGGCCTGACTATTTTTACAGCAAGATCAATATCATTGATGACCTGCTGCGCGACCGCTTTAACGTGTTTAACGATGTGGCCAGCGGTGCTGCATGGACGTCGATTACACTTGGCTCGGTTGTCGAATTGCAGGAAGCCACGGCCACGCTCAACAGCCAAAACCTGATTTTTGTAGCAGCCAAAAAGGTTAATGGTCTGTTTGGTGCGTCCATCGGCGCCGACAAAACCCGCCTGCCTGATTGCGACGTGGCATTCTTGGCGGCCGCTCATGCCCGCATGTTGACACTCGATGCCAGTTTGACCGACCTCGGTTTTATTGCCGAAGGCGCCAAAGATTACACCGGCGGGTATCACATGGCGTCGTTCCCGATGCACAATATCGTGATCCCCAACGTCGTCCCCGCTAACCCGCGTTGGTATTTTACGCACGTCGAGCAAGCCTTGCTGAACGCAAGCAACGTATCGACCTACGGCGTAAACCGCACCGGCACGACCACGATCAGCGGCAACATGCTGACGATGTGGAAAACGGACGCGGCGGGCAATGTCAACCTGACCTACAAGCAGGCCGAATATCTGTACACTGCGATGACGGTGCGCGAATGGATGGACAGTGCGGCGCGGGTCAAGTATGGCAGCCAACGGATGACAAATGGCGACACGGTCATCGGTCACAGCATGGTCAATCAGGCATCGGTTGAAGAATGGGTGCTGTCGCAATATCGCAACCTTGCCAACATGACGCTGGTCACGAAAGGCGGGGCGGCTGAGAAGTCCTTCCGCAAGGGTCTGATGGTCACACTCAAACCCGCTCAAACGCGTATTAGCTTTTTGGCGACGTATGAGATTGTCACCCATGTTGGTATTATCGACATGACCCTACGCACAACCACGAATTACGGGGTGTAACATGATTGATGACTTGAGTGTATACGCCGACGGTGGGCAGTCGATCCCGATCAAAGCTGGATCGTTGCGCTACACGCAATACGTCGGCAAAAAAACCAGCGTACCGGTGGTCAATGGTGGGGAGCGTGGCAGCACGTCCAGCCGCACCAAAGACGATGATATTCAAACGATTATGTTCAACGCGCCCCGAACCTATAACGGCGTGGACGTGGTCGAATATATCCGCACCTTGTTTGACGTGGACGGTGGCGTAGACGTGACTATTCGCAATAATCAGGGCGTGCGCCTTGACTATGTCAATATGGTTATCAGTGACAGCGGCGAAACTGAAGACAACGGCGAGCCATTTATTGAGTTTACCTTGTCCGGCACGCACGTCGTCTGATTTGCGCTATCATAGGAAGGTCGCTTAGGCGGCCTTTTTTAACATTAGGGGATCGAACGTGGAATATTTTGAGCTATCACAACCGTTTACCGGCGCAGACCGATCCGAAGTGACAGGGCTAGACCTATACCCCCCGCTGGCCAAGGGTGTGGAATTTGGCAAGCTATGCGCGAATCTGTCCGGCTATGTGAGCAAGTCACAGATGGCCGCTGGTCTGTATTTTAAAGACATTTTGTCTGAAGAAATGATTGAAGACGCACGGCAGGCGAAAGAAGATGCGGCTAAGGGCGTGCCTGAAGACGTGGTTGATCGTCTTGCTGAAGCCAAGTCGCTGATCAGCACTAGCCCGATGATTGACGAAGAATTTGGCAGCAAGCTGATCGAAAAGTTTAACGCGGTGTGGCAAAAAGATAAGCAGATTTTGCAGCGCGACGGCAAGCCAGTCTCTGATTTTGACTACAAAGAAATTGGGTTTAAAGACCGGCTGTTGATTGCTGCAATGTACGCCATTGTTTTTATGGTTGGCTAGAGCTTGTAAGGGACAGACACGTCCTGTGCATGTATCTAGCCACAGCATCCGACGGTAAAATGCAGTACGCCGATGCCGTCCGGATGCCGCCCGCCGAACTATTCGCAGCCTATGATTTTTATGGCGAGCTAAACCGGTCTAAGGGCAACATGACATTAACGCAGGCTAAACGGGTGGTGCATCGTGAGTAATTACAGTATCAAGTATGTCATTGATGCACAGGACAAATTAACCCCGATCCTGCGCAAAATTAAGGATCAAATCAAGGCGGTGGACAAGCTCGGCAAGGGCTTATCCAAACCCATAAAAATGCGCATTGATGTTAAACAGATGCGCAACGAATTAAACAAGATCAAAAAGTTAGCGGCGATCAAGGCGACGATCAAAGCCGACATGACCAAATTTAAAGCTGAATTGTCAGGCATCACAAGCAAGCCAATCACGATACGCGTGCATCTTGATTTGTCCCGCGCTAAGCAGCAGTTGCGGGCGCTGCAAAACCGCATGAGCAAGATCAATCAAGGTGGCTTGCCCAATGGCGGCGGGGCTGGCCAGCCAGTCACTGCGTCGGCGAGAAATAGGGATGGTATGTCGGCGGCGGCAATCGGCGGGGCGACATTGGCGGTCGGCATAGCTGATGCAATGAGCATGGATAAAGCTATGACAAGCCTAGCCAAGGCCACGAATGGCACTCAGCCAATGCTCAAAAGCCTGAAGAATATGGCAATAGCGATGGAGTCTGAGACCGGCAAATCGGCCGTCGGCTTTGTCGATATGATCACAGATGCAAGCAAGGCGGGTATCGCGGTCGAAAACCTAAATCAGTCGGTACGCGACGGCGCCATGGTGTCAGCGGCGTGGGATATGTCAGTTGGAGACACGTCCGATGCACTGACACACATTCGGTCTGGCCTATACTCCAGCATCACAGACTACAAAGAACAAGAAGCGCAGGTCATGAAAACGGCGGCGGCCATTGCCTATCTTGCCGACACCACAGAAGCGGGTGAATACTATCTAGCCAACTACATTGGCCGGACGGCTGGCCTGTCCACAGCGTTTGGGCAGTCTGAAGATGCAGTGATGGCAGCGGGTGCGGCGTTTGAAGCTATTGGTATCGCCCCTGAAGTTGCAGCACGGGCGATGAATAGCGCGGCGGCATCCCTTGGCGGATTTGTCAAAAAGATCAAGGCAGACAGTCCCATACTCAAGCGCCTTGGCATGACGCAAGCGCAGGTGATTGCTGAGACAAACCGCGACATGATCGGCATGATCTTTAATATCGCAAAGGCCAGCGAGGGCATGGACAATCTAGCCCGCGTCGGCGTGATGACTGATATTTTTGGCGTTGGTTTTGGCGATGAGTTGGCTCGGCTTGGGTCAGCATTGCCGATTTACACGCGGAACCTCGTCAAGGTTGGCAACAAGTCGGCGCAGGCCAGCACGCTGCAACAGCAATACACGCTAGACATCAACAGCACAAACAAAGCCGTTGGCAAGATGACCGAGGGCTTCAAAAGCATGATCGGCACAGCAGTCACCCCGTGGCTTGATGCGATCGGTCGGGCAGGCGCAAAGGTTATGGATTTTGCTAAACAACACCCGATTGTCGGCCAAATGGCTGTCATGCTGTCATTGTTCGCGGCCGGTGCGTTTATTGCGTCGCTTGGCCTGTTTTCATTGGCCGCGATTGTTGGCGTGATTATTAGCCCAATCGGGCTGATGGTGTTGGGGATTATGGCCGCAATCCTGCTATTTCAAGAGATGTGGAATAACAGCGAGACACTGCGCGGATCATTTAAAAGCCTTGGCGAGATCTTGGGTGAGGTCAATTTTGGCTTTGGTGGCGTCAGTATGTCCGTCAATCCGGTGACTGCTACCTTTCGAGTTTTGGGCATATTGGTCGGATCACTGGTCATGATGTTTGGACAGTTGGTTATTTGGATTCAAACTGTTGCGATGGCATGGACTGCATTTGTAACTGGCAACTGGTCTGCGATTGGCGATGTGTTCGGCGACGGTCTGGACCGCATGAGTGACCGGCTACGCGAATTCCGTGACCGAATGGCGAATGACTTTGATGCCAAGGGCGCCGGGCTTGCGGGTGGCATGACAAACGCAGGGGCGGCGAGTGCGTTTGCTGTCATGCAGCAGCGCGATGCTAAAGCGGCGGCCGATGCTAAAAAGCTGGCCGATGCAGCGGCGGCATTGACCAAAAAACAGGAAGACGCGGCGACCAAATCCATGCAGGCCAGCGATGCGTTAATCAAAGCGGCCGGAATGATGGGCGGTAATAGTGGCGGCGAATTTAGCATGTTTTTGGGGATGAACCGATGACCTACGAGACGCTGTTAGATGCCAGTTTTAAGGGTGTGCCATTTTACGTCACGTCCGAAGGGCTGGAGCGATTCGGGCGGCGCATCGTCAAACACGAGTATCCTAATAGCAATCAACAGTTTGGCGAGGACGTGGGCGGCTTCCCGCCTGACTTTACAGTGTCGGGTTTTGTCAGTGGCGACGATGCCAAGGAGCAATTTCAGGCGCTGAGAAACGCGTGCAACGAAGCTGGGCAAGGCCTGCTAGTCCTGCCATTCTTCGGTCAGCGTAAAATGCTGGCCGGTGAATGTAGTGTCACTGTCGAGCCATTAACAAACGTCGAGCATATTAGTTTTGAACTGTCATTTATTGACTCAAGACTGCAAGCTGGTTTTGGTGAGTCTAAAACCGAAGACCCCGCCGAAGCCGCCGTGGTATTTGTTGATCTGTCCGGCGAAGCGTTTGGTGAATATGAGGACGTCGAAGACCCATTATTCGGTGAGACTGAATTAGCTGATTTAAAGGCCATGCTATCGTCAATCCGGAATTTTCAAACAAATCTGAAACGCTATATTGAGACCACGGAACTGGGTGCATTTTTGCAACAGGTCGATTTATTGGCCGATGGCGCGGCCAGTATTATTAACACAGGGCGCGGTTTGGTTGATCGGTTTTCGTCACCCGATGGCCTGTTTAATACCCTGACTAATCTATTTGTGGGCAACGGCACGGGGTCGTTAATATCGGCGTTATGTCGTGAGTCACGCAGTTTTAGAAAGTCGCTGTCGATCAATTCGGCGGTGATTGCTAAACAAAAGACTAACCCTAACTTTGATTTTACTGCCCCGCAACCGGTCAACTTTTGGCCGGATGATACCGCCGACCGCATTGCCCGCAATGACCGCCGTGCCAGCCTAATTGACTATTACAAAACAAATTTATTGGCGATTGCGTATCAGGTTTTAGCTGACACCGTGTTTGATACTGAGCAGCAGGCCGATGATTCCCGCGCCGAAGTGGAGGGCGCTTATATTGAGATGATGCACGGCATTGATGACACGTCACGCGGTAAACGGTTGGCAGACGCTGCATTAACTCGGTCTCGCTATCTGTCCAATCAGGACGTATCAATCGCGTTTGAGCGTGTCCGGTTGGCTGGCCTTGCCGCTGCTGAAGCGCGGGCGGTCGTGCTGTATAAAGTCGAGACGGCCATAATACCCAATTACTACGGCGTATCGTGCCTAAATGCCGCTTACTTGACGCAGGCCGAACAGATTGATGGTGAGCCTGAATTGTTGCGTATGTCGCGCGTGATGTATCAAATTAACGGGCGGCAAGCGTATGGGCTAAAGGGTACGATTAGCGTATTAAGGAGACTTTAATATGTGGACGGTATTAATCAACGGCCAAAAATATAATCTGTTTAAATCATTCCGATTTAATCGGGATATTACCAATAACGTCGGGTCTTTTAGTTTTACTGCATCCGACCGGTCGCCTACGTCTGACGGCGTATTTGCAGGCGATGCAATCCAGATCATGTATAAAGATCAAATCGTCATGACCGGATGGATTGACGGCCTAGCCATGACCGGCGGGATGGATGGCCGGTCAGTTGAAGTGTCGGGGCGTGACCAATTATGTGACTTGGTAGACAGTAGCGTACCGGATGCGGCAAAGGTCGCCAAAGGGTCGCCTAGCCTGCTGTCCGTGTGTCAACAGGTCATGGGGGCGCTTGGCCTACCCTATTTAGTTACTGACACCACGCGCGACGGGGCAGGATCGCAGGGCGTTAAAAACCAAAAGATTGCCGATGCAGGCGAGCAGGCTATGGGTTTTTTAGCAAAGCTGGCCGCGCGTCATCAAGTGTGGCTCGTGGCCGACGAAAATAGTAACCTGCGCATCATGCGAGCGGGTGAGCAAAAAAGTGACCTACGCCTATGCTATTTAGGCAATGATCCAGACGCGACCAACATCATGCAGGCCGAATACCGAATCGACTTGAGCCAAGTTTATAGCCGCGTCCGTGTCGTGAGTCAGACGGCCGCATCGTATGCAAATATCGAATATACAAAGAAAAAGGCGACCGACGGGAATGCGGTATTTGTCGCCCCCACGGCTGCTGTCACCGGTACAAAACGCAAGCGGGTATCTGACGGGACGCATATTTTAGGCGAGGCCACAGACCTATATGCCCGCAAGACGCGCTATCTTGAGATCCGTGGGTCGGAGGTCATGAGCGACGCGGACTGCGCAAAACGGGCGCGGGATGAAGTGAATAGCCGTCGTGCTAAAGCCTTTACCTATAACGCTGAGATTGCATTTTTTGAATCGCGCAGTGGCAAGATTTTACGATTGGGCGACGTGATAGAATTGATTGACGATGTGCGGAATTTAAAAGGGCGGTGGATCATTGCCGGTTTTGACGTGAGCTTTGATATTGACGGCGGAACAAAAGTATCGTTACGTCTTGCCCCGCCCGAAGCCTACCAAATCGTTGACCCACAACCGGATAAAATCGAATACGCCAAAGCCCCGAAGGTCGCAAAACCTAAGACTGGCAAGGCCAAACCGACCAAGGAGCGTGGCAGTGTCTTTTAATACTGTGGCAATTGTTGAGGTATCAAACGGTACGGGTGTGGCTGAGTCCGAAGCGTCGAGCGGTGGGCGCGATGGCCTGCAATTTATGCAACTTGGCATGTACGGCTTTATATCCCGACCGCCTGTCGAATCCCTAACCGTCCTGCTACCCCTCAACGGCGACCCATCCAACTGCGTGGGGATAACCGACGACCCCGACCACGGCCAGATGCCCGATCTAGCCGAGGGTGAATGCGCGTTCGGCGTGTATGCAAGCGGGTCTTATATCCACTTTAAAGCCGATGGCACGATCTTTATTAAAGGCCGCATTGTGCATGAGGGTGACACCGTCCAGACCGGCACACACACTGCATCTGTCGACGTGATTGCGGCCGGTGTATCGCTCAAGACACATACGCACCCCTACACCGATGACGGCGTGCCACTGGTTACAGGAGTGCCAAATGCAGGATCTTAGTTTTACGATGGACGATAACGGCCTGATTGTGCTTGCCATTCGGGACGGCGACCTGATCGGCGTTGACGGGATGGAAACAGCCCTGCAAGTGTCCCTATTTACAGATGCGCGACTTGATGAGTCTGAGATGCCCGACCCCGTCCGGCGCGGTGGGTGGCTTGGCAACGTGTTTTCTGGGCGGCAATTGGGCGGAAAACTACACGCACTCGAAAACGCCCGCGTCTCGACTGCCTACGTCGGCAAGGCCAAAGAGTTTGCAAGCCGGTCGCTGGATTGGATGATCGAGGACGGGGTGAGCCGTGGCGTAGTGTGCAAGGTGTCAGCAAATCAGCAGACGATTATGCACAATATCGCAATCGTTGGGCGCGATGGGGTAAAGTATGACTATCGCTATCTGTGGGCAAAAACGCGCCCATTTAGTCTAAGGATTGCATGATGCGCACACTCACAATATCTGACCTTGAGAAGCAGGCCGTTGAGCGATTAAAGGCGCTTGATCCGTCGCTTGATGCCAGCGTTTATGGCTCACACATTATTAACCTGATTCGGTCGGCGGCCTACGGAATCCATCCCGTCACGTTGATTGCTGAGGATATTTTACGTGATGGCTTTCCGCAAACGGCCAGCGGGACGGCGCTTGATGACTACCATGGCGGCCTAGTATCGTCACCCCGAATCGCTGCAAGTGGGGCGACCGGCAAGCTGTGTATTTATGGCGAGGTCGGGCAGGCCGTGCCACTCGGCACTAAATTTACGTTTGACGCAACCGGCATACAGACAACCACAGCGGCCACAATTACCGGTCGCACCACACCGGTGGACTTTGTGACCACGGGCGCAGGCATTGCAACGATTCAGTGCGCGGGTGAGCATGGCCTACCGGTCGGCGGCACTGTGCTGATCGCGATTGATAGCGGTGGCGAGTTGGTCGAGGGTCTGCGCACCATCACCGGAGTCACTCAAACGGCCTTTACAATCGGCATTACCGATCAAGGCGTGTATGGTTTTGGCGTCGGCAGGGTGTCGAGCAATAGCGCGTTAGTGCCTGCGCAAACCACGAGCCTAGGCGTAGGGTTTAACGTGCTAGGGTCGGTGCAACTGTCCGGATCGTTTGCGGCGTTTACTGACTACGCTGGCCTGACCGGTGCGGCGGACGCCGAATCAAACGATGCTTATGCCGCCAGAATCATCAAATTGCGCGGGCTGCTAGAAGGCGTATTTACCGCCGATCAAGTCGAGCTTGCCGCCCTGCGTGTGGCTGGCAATACGCGTGCATGGGTCGTATCACCCAAGGCCGGTATCACCGGCGGGACTGAGGGTGTGGCGGGATATAAGCCACAGGCCGGTCAAGTGTGCGTGTATTTTGTGCGCGACGCTGACCCCAATATTTACCCCAATGTCGGCAATATAAACACGACCAAACAATCCATTATCGACTACGGTATTTTGCCCGCGAATACCGACCCGTCCGACCTATTTGTATTTTCTCCGATTGAATTACGATTAAATATCGGCATTAGTAATCTAGTGCCGGATACCCCACAAATGCGCTTGGCTATTGAGTCGGCCTTACGAGGCTATATCGCTGACTTTATTGGCTTTGAATCTGCATTCACGACCGACCAAATGCGTGCCGTCATTGCCTTTGCGCGGGATGCAACAGGCGCACGGCCAGAATCTTTTGTATTATCAAACGCGAGTGTACCGGCGGCAAGCGGGACATTAACTGTATTTGACGGCGTGACTTGGAGTTAATGCAATGCCGATTGAAAATAGCGTCACAGTACCACAGCAGGCCAAGGAGCTTGAGACAGTAACCGTCACGACCGGCGCTGGCCTTGTCCACCGCCAAGTTGTGGTTATTGGCGACCAAGACGACCCCGACGAGCGCCTGACCATCCTTGACGGCGCGGTCTCGGTTAGGCCGGTTGGGGTCACGCCCGTATCAATCGCGACCCTGCCCGCTGGCATTGCGACGACCGCATTACAGACGGCCGGTAATGACCTGCTCAATAGTATCGATCAAAAACTTGACGGCCTTGAAGTCGATACCGGCCTGTTGCAAGGGCTGACAGATGATCAGTTGCGTGCCACTCCTGTCCCCGTATCGCTAGCCGGTGCTGCAACCGCCGCCCTGCAAACCGCTGGCAATGCGAGCTTGGCAAGCCTTGACAGCAAAGCGCCCGCATTGGTCAGCGGCCGCGTGCCGACTGACGGTAGCGGTGTGACTCAGCCTGTTAGTGCTGCATCCCTGCCATTGCCGACCGGCGCAGCCACAGCCGCCAAACAACCGGCTATCGGCACGGCTGGCGCGGCGTCGGCTGATGTTTTGTCGGTGCAGGGCGTGGCCGGTGGTACAGCTATTCCGGTCGGCGGCACTGTCACTGCTAACGTCGGTACGACCGGTGGCCTAGGTCTGGATAGCACGCTAAATACACTGCTAAAACCGGCCAGTACCCTTGCGGCGGTCACCACAATTGGCAGCATTACCGGCGCAATCACACTGCCCACGGGCGCGGCAACAGCGGCCGCTCAAACAACCGGAAACGCCAGCCTTGCCAGCCTTGACAGCAAGATTCCGACGGTCGGCCAAAAAGCCATGGCCGCAAGTCAGCCGGTTGTGATGGCATCCGATCAGTCGCCAATCATCACCCGAGACTATGGTTTTGCAGTATCGCAAGGCTTGATTCCGGGGGCAGCACCGCACTCGATTCGTGGCTACAATGCCGCGTTAACACCCGCTCAAGAGCCAGTGTGGGCGCAATCGGGCGCGACTTATCCGGTCGTGACAGTGGCGCAGACACTGACATTGTCGTCAGCCAGTGGCTTAGATACAGCGGCCGGTACAGGTGCGCGGACAGTGCTTGTGACCTACATTCGGTTTAGTGATGGCGTTGAAGTGTCGGCGGTCTTTACGCTCAACGGGCTGACTGCTGTCACAGTGACAACGGACGGTTATGCAATCAACAATATTCGGGTGCTGACGGCTGGCACGTTGGGCAGTAACCAAGGCGTGATTTATGTGGGCTATGGCATCCTGACCGCCGGTGTCCCGCTAAATATCTTGTCCACTGTAGTCATCGGTAAAAATAACGCACAGCAGGCCATTTATACGGTGCCGACCGGCAAGGTCTTGATGCTGACAAGCTACCGGATCACCCCGACCGCCGGTAGCATAGTACAGCTACGGACACGATCATCCCCGACAGCAATACAAGTTATCGAGTTTGATATGCCACTTAATAACGCAATCCCGTTTGATTCGCCTATTCCGGCCGCGCCCTTTGCCGCCGGAATGCAGGTACAATTTTGGGCGGCGACGGTTACGGGCGCGGGGCAAATCGGCATTTTGGTATCGGGCGAATTAAGGAGCGTGTAGCATGACTGGTCTAGATATCCTGATCTTCCAAGACAGTTTTGAATTTGTTTTTAATGACTTGGCTGCATTTTCCGGCATTGTCCGGTCGAAGTGGCGCAAGGACTCTTTTTATGCTGTCGTGCTAAATGCCGATCAGTCGGTGTCTGTGCGTGCAAGCGACGGTCAAACCTTTATGCTATCGATCACCGGTGCGCCGACCGGATCCATGCCCGTCCGTTTTGTGGGCGAGCAACGGCCGACAACCGGCGCGGAATTGTACGCCATGGTTAGTCATAACCTGAGTTAAGGGGCGGTCATGCTTGCTACACTGCTGACACAGTACAACCTAGACGGCTCGTTTGTGCCGTCCGTGGCGTTGCCGTACAGCGACCCCACAGCCCTTGAAGCCGCTCACCGTATCTTTGCTGACCACTTGCCACGGGGTCGGCACTGGGACGCGTACCACGTCACCGGCACGCCTAATCACGCGGTAGCCAGTGCGATTGGGGCAATGTATGCGGCGGTACTGGCCTATTTTGCATATATCAAAACCGAATTTGATCCACGCACCACGACCGACTTAATCGAGACGTGGGAGCAGTCGGTTGGCCTGCCTGATGCCTGCATTGTTAATCGCGTGCTGACATTGCAAGAGCGGCGCGATTTAGTCATGTTGCGGTTGCAAAATAGCCCGATTGTCACTGCGCAACAGATTCAGGATTTGGTGTATTTTTTGAGTGGTTATAATGCGGTGGTCATGCCACGATCTAACCCGCTTAATCCGTTTTACGATGACGGGCGTTTTGAGATTGATGTGTTTGTTGATTTTGATAATACCGCCGATTTTGATGGGTCTGCGCTGTTTAATGACACAAGCATTTTTGATGGCCTAGCGCCGCCGACAATCGTTGAATGTATTATTAACCGCATTAAACCATGCAACGTGATTGCCAATGTTTATTATAGTGCCGATCTGTACACGTCGGCTGGGGGTGCATGATGAAACGCTTTGGGACTGGGAATGCCCCGTTTATTGCCAACAACGGCAATATTCCGGAGGGCAACAGTGGCGAATTAACCCGCCCGACTAATCAGTTTTTTAATAATGTTTATGGTGAAAATAAACGGCTGATTGAAGCAAGCGGTCAGGCATTACAGACCCTTGTTGCTGATGATAACCAACAGACCGCCAAGGCCGCATTTATCCACTCAACAGTTGCGCCCAGTGTCATCGTGTCGGGTGGCAATACCAAAGTGCTGGCAGTGCGTGGCTCCCTTGTGTTGCCTGCTAACGTATTGTTAGACGGTGCATTATTGAGTTTTGAGTGCAACAGTACGACTACGGGTGCGGTATTTATCACGCTGAATGGCGTGCCGTATCCGTTGCTGTGGCAGGGTGCAGTATTGGACGCTACAACCGTCTTACATGCCAGCCTGTCGTATCAAATCAAATATGATCAACCTAACGCCCGATTTATATTAGTGACCCCGCCCCAATCATATTTTGATGGATTGATTCAGGCGGCCTTGAATGCACAGTTTGATACATTATATCCGGTTGGTGTTGGTCGCTATATATCATATGACGGAGTAAACCCAACAGGGCGAATCCGTGGCGTTTGGACATTAGATGTGGCGGCTAGTGGTCGAGTTGGTATTGGTATGGGCACAACGACCGACGGTCGAGACACGCTGACTTTTAATATAGCCGACCGGTCAGGCGAGTTTAGACACGTACAGACCGAATCTGAGTTGGCGCAGCACAATCACACCACTGATCCTCGGTTTAATAAACTGTCCGCTCATTTTCCAGATATTGAAAATGATCCGAATTTTGTTGCGCAAACAACAGCGACATTTAACCGGACTGGTGATGATGAGTTGGCGCTGGGCACAAACGGCACAGGCACGACGCTGTTTATGCAGTTGTCAGCACTCAAACCGGCCGGTAATTCGCAACCCATGAATATCACGCAGCCTTATTACGTACACGCAGTTTGGAGACGCACCGCCTAGCCTGTCGCGTTCCGTCAATTTGATGTAAATTGATCGGACATACAAAACCTTGGGGCAGTCATGGACTACAAGACAATCAGGCCGACACTGCAAGATGGCGATTTAGTCGCAGTCAACACGGGCAACCGGTTGACGCAGTGGGCGCAAAAGACATTCGGCGCGACAAAATGGGCGCGGGCTACCCACGTCGGCGTGCTGATTTGGCGGGGTGGTCGGTTGCATGTTGCTGAGATGGACGGCCGGTATAACGTCGAGCGTCCGCTATCGCACTACGTCAACAACCGCCAACTATTCAGCATCCTACGCGCTCACGACGTCGATCAAGTGCGCATGGCCTGCGCTATCGACCGCGCTATGCAGTCAGCAATACACTACGATAACGCCGACTTTGGCCGCATCGGGTGGCGATTATTGACCGGTTTTAAGATGCGCGATGATGCAAAGCGCATGGTTTGCAGTCAGTTTGTGAGCCGGATTTATTGCGATGCCGGCCTGTGGTTATTTAAGCCTGATGACATGCTAACGCCCGCTGAAGTTTGCGCAGCTATGCCAATGGTGATCTATGAGTGAGTCACTGTTGATTGTCGCCCCTGTCGCCATTGCGGCCACTCAAGTGATGGCCGGTGGCTATACACCGGCGCAGGCGATTACGATTGTACTGTTGGCATCGGCCGTCTCTATCCATGCTGTCATCAAGACTGAGCCGCCCATGGCGCGGTCGCTGGCAATTGCGCAGGCGCTCACAAGCCTGATTTTGGGCGTAGGTCTTTGTCATATCGCGGGCATTGTCACCCGCCACTACATCACGATTGACGACCTATCCGCACGAGACTACGCCGTCGCGTGGTCTGCAATTATCCCGCTGATTTGGCAAC